AACCTTCGGGTTTAAACGATATCCAAGTCCCTACAGCGGAGCCAGGAAGAGCTATCCCTATAATATTTGGAACAGTATTGATTAAAGACCCGAATACTGTTTGGTATGGTGATTTGAGCACTAGACCAATTAGAAGTAGTGGTAAATGAAAATAAAAATTAGTGATGCTCGTAAACTTGGGTATTGCTCTATAGGAATGCGTCGATTTGCAGAGCATCACAATCTAAATTGGTCAGAGTTCTTAAAAGAAGGAATTGATGAAAAAATTCTACTGGAAACAAACGACCTTCTTGCGTTAAACTTGGTTAATAATTTCCACAAAAATCTTGGTGAAGAAAATGAGTCTAGGTAAACAACCCATTATTGGATATTTCTATTATATGGGTACTCACCAAGTGATTTGTCGCGGCCCTGTTGACGAAATAAAAGAAATTAAGTTTGCTGATAAACTTGCTTGGAGTGGTTCTGTAACCACAAGTCAAGAAATTTTAATTAACGAACCTGAACTATTTGGTGGTAAAGAACGTGAAGGTGGTGTTTACGGAAAAGTAGACATCTTAATGGGGGATTCTGCACAAGTTAAGAACTCGTACTTAGCTTCTAAATTGGGTGCAGTTATTCCAGCTTTCCGCGGTGTCGTGAGTGTTGTATTCAAAAGCTTTTATTTTGCAGCAATGAATCCTTATTTCAAAGCCCCTTCATTTTTAGTTAAGCGTATTCCTTCAAAAGATTGGTTGCCTTTAATTGCAGATATTGACGGTTCTTGTAATCCTATTCACGCATTATTGGAATTATTAACCCACCTTGATTGGGGTATGGGTTATTCACAATCTAATTGTAATATGGTTTCGTTTGAGGATGCTGCTCAAGTTCTTTATAACGAAGGTTTTGGTTTATCTTTTTCTTTAAATTCAGTAGATGATTACGAAAAAACTATTGAAATGATAATGAACCATGTTAATGGGATGTTCTTTGTTGACCCATACACGGGCAAGTTTACAGTCAAACTTTTAAGAAACGATTATTCAGCTGATTTGGAAAACTTACTGTTATTAAACGAATCCAATTCTGAAATCTTGAGTTTTCAAAGACCAAACTACTCTGAAATTGTAAACGAAGTTACTTTGAATTACAGACCTTTGGGAAGTTCCAAAGACGAAAACATAACTGTTCAAAATATTGCAGCGATTCAGAATCAAGGGTCTGTGGTTAGCCAGTCTGTTAACTTCCCAGCTATTCCAAATTCAGTTCTTGCTGCTAAAGTTGCAAATAGAGAACTTCGCCAACGATCAACACCTTTAGCGAAATTAAAAATTAAAGTGAACCGTGATGCTTGGAATAGTACAATTGGTGATGTTGTCAGACTTAATTGGAATGCTCTCGGAATTGAGTTGTTAGTATTTAGAATCCTTTCAATTGACTATGGTAATCTAGAAGACGGCACAATTCTTATCGAAGCTGTTGAAGATATTTTCGGGTTATCCATTAGCGAATACTATGAGAACCAACCTTCCGGATGGGTCGACGAGGCTAGTGATCCTCAACCATTGGTCAACTATGGGGTTGTTGAAGCCCCTTATTGGGATATTGTTCAAATTCTTGGTGAAACAGATACCAATTTATTAGAATTAGATATTGCGTTTTTGCTTGCATGGAGCTCTCAACAAACTTACTACGCAACTCTATTTGAATTGTGGACACCAACGGGAACAACCACTAATGTCACACCTATATCAAAACGTTATCCGTTATATGACGTTTATTCTCAAAGTTCTTTAACTACAACTGGAACAACAATCACTGTTACTTTAAATCCATTTGATTTTTATTGGGTAAGTGCTGGAACTCCAATTCGAATTATTAATGGAACAACCGTCAATACATTAACTGTTGTTTCAATGACAAACTCATTAATCACTGTTGCTTCAAGAACAGGCGATGCGTTTGCTTCAGGGAGCTATCTAGACTTAGGATATGATGTTTTTTCAAACCCTTTGCAACTTAATGATCAATTGACTTCGGGTGCAACATCAATTCTTTCATGGACAGATCCTGCTGGAGGGTCAGTCGGGTATATTGTTGTTGACGGTTACTATGTCATTGAACAAGAAATTGTTAAAGTGACTGCGTTTGTTCCAACAGTTTCAATTACACTTGCTAGAGCTCAACAAGGTTCTGTGGCAGCGGATCACCCTGAAGGTTCGTTTATGCGGATTGTTAGTATTTCTCCAGTTGTTGCCACAGACCAATACGAAGGTCGTTCTAGTTCACCTTTATGCACGACCGCAATTGTGAACTCAAGTTACGGGAAGGGGGGGATAAATATTATCCCTTCCAACTGGAAAGGGCAACTAGAAAGTATTATTCTAGGTTCTTACGCTAATTGGGATGATGAAATTGTTCGTGTTGACGCGGTCAGCTATAACTTAATTGTACTTGGACGAGGTTGCTTGGACACAATACCACAAGAACATTCTGCTGGTTCTCTAATCCAATTTACGGAAGATTATAAAGCTTTTAGCGATTATCAATACCTTAGCGGTGAAGATGTTGACTGTAAATTATTGACTCGTTCAAGTACAAAGCTTTTAAGTTTAGATGATGCACCTGTGATAACCACAACCATGATAGGTCGTAAAGACCTCCCGTACCCTCCAGCTAAGTTCCGTATGAACGGTGATAAATACCCTGAAAAGATTGTTGCAGGGTTAACACTGTCATGGGCTAGTCGTAATCGTTTATTGCAAACAAGCAGAACTATTATTGACGAATCTGAAGCTTCTGTATCACCCGAAACAGGTACTACATACAACTTGAAGATTTATGGTGAAACAGATGCTTTATTGAAAGACGTGACTCAATCAGGATTAACTTATAACTTTAGCGACGAAGTTGCAATTAGTAACTTGTGGTCAGTCGACCTTACAGTAGTTGAAAAATTCAACGTGGATGCTGAATCTGCGTTAAGTGGATGGGTAAGTTCTTCATTATTGGAAGATTATCATATCCATGGTCGTATATTCTTGCATGATGGGACGCAATACATTGGTCAAAAACAGTTGATTTCCGATGGGCCAGGAATTACTGTTGATCATGAATGTTTAATTGTTTCTACTATTCCAGGCATTTGGACTGAAATAACCACAACTGGTATTGCTTCTGAGCTTCACGGTATTTATTTCAATAACGGATATTATATTGCTCAAAGTGATACAAATTGGGTTACTAGCACAGACTTAATCACTTGGACAGCTTGTACAACACCTCCGCCAGATCCAACTAAGATTATTTCAGATGGTACAATATTCCTCTGTGCTGTCAAAGATAGCAACTATGTTATCAAGGTTTACACTTCATCAACTGGTGATGTGTGGGCATTAGCTCAAACAATTACATTCGCAACAAGCAATGATTATATTATTGCTAATGTGGAAGCTATTGGATACGTTGATAGCAAATTTTATATCCGCTCTAATGGTTCCGTTCATGGTATAACTTTGTTATCATCACCTGACGGAACTACTTGGACTGAATACTTCAATAGTGGTTCAACTGTTGAGTTTGGTTTAGGTTCAATGACTTACAAATCAGGCGTCTGGCTTTCTGCAATGAGCGGTCTTAATATGTTACGCTCAACAGACGGAACTACTTGGTCTGTGGTCACAGGAAGCACAACAAGTCTCCAAGCTTATGAAACATTCTCTGATGCAACTTATTTTTATACAATTGGTCGTGATAATGGGGATGTTTATTTAACACGCTCTTCTACTGGAACAACTTGGACAGATGTTGGTGTTGCTGCGGAAGATCCTGGATACGGTGGGGGTTACAGTTTGACTGTTCACTACGCATCTATGGTTTCAGGCCAATTGTTGTATAGCGGTCATTTGGAATTCGTGGACAAACGGTTAGTTAACTACTCGACTGATAACGGAACTACTTGGGAAAAATCATACCCCAATAGTTTAAAAATTACTAGAACTACAAGTTCACCTTTGAGTGGTTCTTATAGTTTGCTGACTGAAAACCAATCTTATTTATTGGGTCAAGTTGCAAAAGAATTCACAGATGGTATTGATTTTAATACTCAAAAAGTTATGTTTGAATTTTTACTCAAATTAACGAGTTCAGAGACTTTAAGTTTCCACTTATTAGACAAGCAAGCGGACTATAACAAAGGATATATTCTTTCGTTCAACGAAGGTACTGGCGAAATCACTTTACAGTCAGAACAGTTCCACATATCCAACCCGTTGACAAGCACAATAACCACAATTGCCACGGTGAGCTATGCTCTAAGCCTTGGTGTAAAATATAGAGCCTATTTAGAATTGTTGCATGGTAACAATTATATTCTAGAACTTTACGATGCAACTAATACCCTTGTGGTCACCGACTCGGGTACTTTCACAAGACCTTTTGCAAACGCATCACGCTTTGATACAGGAATAGTTGCTATTGAAGGTGAATGTATTAGCGATAATATTACAGTGAATGTTGAACAACACCTTGCTAGATATAATGCTTCTTTGCGTGTGGAACTAGATACTTTGCGTGATGGTTTGCACAGTATGCAAAAAATAAACCATTTGGTGACTAGGGATAGTACGGTTGTTTAACTGCTATTTATACCGCTGGCAAGGTGCGTAAACCGCACAAACTAAAAAGGGTAATACGTTAGCATTACCCTTTATTTTTAACCCTGTTAAACGCTAAAGCCTTATTTTAGTCTTCCAATTACGACAAATTCTAGCAACTTCTTCACACTGTTCTTCGTTGAACATACCAATATGACAACTTTCAATAGGTATGTTCATCTCTTGAGCTAGTTTAGCGTAAGCCTCTCTCCTGTGCATTAAATGCTCTTTCCAAAAAGGGTCAAATGCTACATGAGCTACGCTTTTTAAAGCTCTAAGCCTTTTATTTGCTAACCGCCCTAATGGTCTTGTTGAGTTAGGGTGACAGCCCACATAAGCATCGCAGGAATGACAAATGTAGAAGGATTTATTGTACAAATCGGGGCGATGCGAATAAACTACATCGCCTTTAACAAGTTCAGATAACTTGTTGCAGTACGGACAGACTGGATTCGTCATTACCCAATTACTCCATCAAGAGCTGCAAAATCACTTTCGTTAATTTCTTTAACAAAAGTGATAACCCATTCTTCAGGTTGAATAGCAGTCATTATAACTAATTGACTAAAAGAACCTTTGAACACTTCCATAGCTTCGCGCCATGGACTATTTGCGTCTTCACGCCACTTGTAACAGAAGAACCAATGTTGCATTTTATACACCCTTTTAACCTAAAAAATAACCCTATTTAAAACGCTGACAAAGCACATTAAACAGGGTTAAAACTAAAAAACAATATAAAGGCACTAACTTGCTTTTTAGTAGGTAAGCCCACTAAAATCAACACCAACGTCAATTATGTCTGTAGCTAAGTCGGCAATGAAAACTTCATGCCCCATGAATGTCTGTTTAGCAACAGTAAAATCTGCTTGAGAAGAAACCTGCTTGAGTTTAGTTGCCGTCTCATTGTTCATGTAGATACGACGAATTTCAATACCACGTTGGTGAAGAATTTGTTGTTTAGTTTGATACTGGTTTAGAATACAATTCAAGTATTGTTGGTCAGTCATTGTCATTTTACACCTGCTTTTATCAGTAAAGATTTAAACAAAGCAATAAACGACTCCGAAGAGTCGTCAATATGCTTCCCATTAGCTAAACGGATTGTTCCGTAGAACTTACCATTGTAAGGGAATATGTACATTACAACTCCCACAAACAGTCTTGAGCTAACCAAAAATCAGACCAGTTTAAAGAAGCAACCGCATCTTTATTCCAAGAATCTTTGTAATTCTTTTCAAAATTCAAAGCACCGCCAAGAGCAAAGAACATCAGATAATGGTAAGTTTCCATCAAATCACCTCTTGATCTTCAAGGCTAGTAACAAGACCATCGAAATCTTCGCTTGGGCCAAGTAAATCCGCCATCATTTGAACAGTAAATAAACTATGTCCCGTATCTTCAGCGAGGCATTCAAGGTAATGCTTACGATTGCGATAACCTTGTTCTTGCCAAACTGTTTTCTTGCTTGTTGGTTCTGTATTGCTCATAATGTACCTTGCTTAACGGTTGTTGTGGTAACTAAACATAACACAACAAGCTAATAATGCAACTGTTCATTTGTTCTTGTTAAACCAACGTCTCACAACATAATTCCTTAAAACTGAAGTAATTGTGAATATCGCAACTATCTGAGCGTTCTGACTTGTGGTTACAGTTAACCCATAAAGAGGATACACAATCATTCCAACTATAAAAGAAATCATGTATCCGAAAAATGTATTATACATTGCCTCAATGAAGCTTTGGAGTTTACTTTGTTTCATTTAAACCTCTAGAATGGTAAATCATCGTCATCTATGTAACTAGCAGACTTAGGATTCACACCATTAATTTGAATAGGTGGGATATCTAAGTCACAAGCTTCTACAGTACCAAACGCAGAACCATCAAAACAGTGTGCTTTAATTTCAGGGAACTGTTTGTTTACCCACACACGAATATGACTTGCAGCTTTCAAAGATTCTAATTTTTCAAGAGAATTCTTTGTACTTGCTTCAAATGGTAATGTTGTTCGATTTCCCCACCATTCACGTGCTTTCCGTTGAGCATAACCTTCGTGTTCGAAACAAACGTATTCGTCGAACTTACGCAAACCACAGAAATAAGAAACCTTCAGCATCGGAGGTTTTCCAGCTTTCGAGTGTAGCGAATAATTAATGCTCTGAACTTTAAACACTTCGATAACAGGCATTTCTTGTTTAATAAGCTCACTCGTAGATGCTTGTGCTTCTATTTTAACCTTGAAGATAAACTCTGTTCCGCAGTTAATACAATATCGAACAGAACAATGGTTGTATGTACCACAGACTTCACAAGTCTTAACTGGAGCTTCGCCACCTTTTTCACCCTTCTTACGAGGAATAACAGGGTCGTTAATTGGGCCAAGAGTTCGAGTATTTCCAGCAAAGTCAAGGACTAAACAGTTATGCTTTTGACTGTTTGTAATTGCTTGACGACGACTTTCAATTGTCTGCAAGTCGTATCCGGGCGCGTAAACGGGTCTAGTCCCACGACCTAACATCTGTATCCAAAGAACCACAGATTTAGTAGGACGCAGCATCACAATTAAATCGATTTCGGGATGGTCGAAGCCTGTGGTTAGTACGGAATTATTAACCACACATCGCAACTTACCCGACTTGAAATCGCGAATAACTTGGTCACGGTCTTTGTCATCCATCTTAGAATGGACTGCTGCCGCACTAATCCCCATATCCATGAGCATATCCGCAATATGGATTGCATGGTCAACACCTGACGCGAATATTAGCCAAGCGTGTCTATCTTTCCCTAATTGCAAAGTCTCTTCTAATGCTGCATAGGTAATTTCAGTCTTGTCAACTGCAGATTGTAATTCGCCTTGTGCGTAATCACCTTGTCGTGTAGATACACCTTCCAAATCGATGACAAGTTTGGTAGATTTTGGAATAGGAGGTAACAAATAACCTTCGTCAATCAAGCGGTTAAACGAGGTCATGTCTGTTAAGTCATAACAAATGTCGGTAAAGATTCCACCTTCGTTTGTTAAACTGCCGAAACCTAGACGCCACGGAGTAGCAGTAAATCCGATAATCTTTAAATGAGGGTTAACAAGCTTCAAAGCACTAATGAAAGCTCGGTACATTGTCTCGTCATTAGGCGAAACTAAGTGACATTCGTCGATTATAATTAAATCCACTTTGCCTAATAGGTGCGCCTGCTTCGCGATAGATGCAATGCCCGCACAAGTTATTCGACAGTTGAGCTCTTTTCGCCCAAGACCAGCTGAGTAAACACCTACAGGCGCGGCTGGCCACAAGGTGATTAACTTCTCGTAATTCTGTTGGATTAACTCTTTAACGTGCGTAAGCATCAAGAGTTTTTGGTTAGGCCAATGCTTATAAACGTTCTGTATAAACCTTCCAATAATAACACTCTTACCTGTTCCAGTTGGAGCAGCAACTAGAGGATTTCCAGTACCCCCAGCTTTAAAGTATTCAAAGATAGACTGAACTGCCGCAGTCTGGTATTCTCTGTCTGTAATAGGTTTGCTCATAAGCTAGGTTTCCTTTCCCAAGTAGAACAACCAGTCAATTGTATTTCTTTTGGAATAGCGTGTCCATAAGCCTTACACAGCCAAGAACCATCACCACAAGGTTCTGAGGCATCACAAGTTCTACAATTCTTTTCAACGTCACCACCTAGATGACAGACATTCCTGTGGTCACAAAACTTGCAATCAAACCAGCCCGGAGAATTATTAATTTTAGCAGGAGCTTCATCTAAAAAGACTAAGGTTATCCCCCTGTTAATAAAGCGGTCAGCAATTATATTATCAAGGTAAACTAGCTCACCATAAACTTCATCGTCATTCTTGTTGACTGCTAAGTATAACGCAACAGTTAGACCTAATTTTTTCATGTAAATCTGCATTTGAACATAATGCTCAAACTTTGTAGCTTGGACACCTTCTTTTTTTAGCTTTTTAAATGAAGAATCGTTGTGTGTCTTGAATTCTGTTAAACAAGGCATAGTAGGTTCTAAATCGGGAATACCTAATGCAACACCATCGGTTGAACCTCCAAAGTGTCCACCTGCATCACTCACACGAAACTGATTTCCATTAGTATCTTGCTGCCAGAACTGGACGCCAATTGTCAACAACATTGCAATGAAGCGGCCTTCTTCTAAATGACCCCGATTAAACAAGCGAAGTATCCGACCATCGAAGTTCGGTTTACTTGCCCATCGAAACCCATACCACAACTTTCGGTCACAGACTCCACCAATTAAAGAAGCTCCTAAATGTGAACGGAAACCTTCATCTTTGCCGCGATATGCGTCAGTGATGTGTGGTAATATTTTTCCTAAGTGAACTCTAAATTGAGCTCCTTGGTCAGCTGCAATAGCTTCATTAATAGCTGCAACCGTCTTTGTCGCAAGATGTATCATTAAAATCCCCAATTAAATAAGGGGCTCAACGCCCCTTATTTATCTAGTTAAAAGTTATTGTTGAACCCATGGCGGAACATCCGCAGCTACCGCTTCAGTCACTGGAGTTGCTACAACTGGTTGTGTTACGGGTGGAGCTACTTCAGCTGCTTGGGCAATTGGTTGAAGCGGTGCCAACGCTTCAGCAGGCTTTGGAGCTTGCCAAGGTTGTTGACCAGCAGGAGCACCCCAAGCTGGAGCGGCTGCAACTGGAGCGGCTGCAACAGGCGGAGGTGTAATTGGTTTGGCGGTAACTGGAGGAGTTGTGCCTGGAGCTGAACCACCACTTACGCCAACATTAGTCGATGACTTTTCCCAACCAGTAACTTCGTTCTTGTCATCGTACTTGTCGCCAGTGTGTTGGTCTTTAATACCGCCTGGAGTGATTTTTAATTTCACTTTAAACGGAATGTTATGCAACTGCTGACTGTCATTACACTGAATAACATTCACAGCATGACAAATTGCCGACAATTGCTTTTGTGCAATTTCTTGAGCCATTGGGGAAGGATTAACAATGTTAAGTTGTCCAAAGATTTTACGACCTTTAAACTCACCATCAACAATGGAATAACGCAATTTAAGAATTGTTCCAGTTCCAGCAGCAGTTGGCACAACTTCGGAATGCTCAATAA